TTCTTGTATAATTAGTAATGGATGCCGAAAGGGTCCACAAAATACAAACTCGCTTTAAAAAGGAGCTACCATAATGACTAACCTAATGCGTTATACTTCTGCGGATCTTCCTGCTCTGATGGACAGGATCACTCGCAATAGTATTGGTATGGACGAATACTTTGATCGTCTATTCAATCTTCATGAAACTACTTCCAACTATCCACCATATAATCTTGTTCAAATCAGTAACGTAGAATCACGACTTGAACTTGCACTTGCCGGATTTAAAAAGAAGGAGGTTTATGTCTATACACAAGATGGTAAATTATTTGTCGAAGGACAAAAAGAGGATAAGGAATCCGATACCAACTATGTCCATAAGGGATTGGCTCAACGATCTTTCAAGAGAGCATGGACAATGGCAGACGATACAGAAGTCGCAGATGTATCATTTGAAGACGGACTCCTCTCTGTCAACTTGAAGAAGATTGTTCCTGAACATCACAAGCGAAAGGATTATCTCTAAATAAAAATAAAAAATGAAATCTTTCGACGAGTTCAAAACAATTGCATATAAAGGAGCAGTTCCACATACTGTTCATTCTCAAGGAAAGCAAAAAAGTATTCCAAAAGGAAAAGCAGTTCCTGTAAGAAGTCGTTCAAGTGCTGGTGGTAATGGAGATGGTGACGGTGGTAATGGTGGTGGAGGAGAATAAATAGTATTGAATATCGTCGGCGCAAGAGGAGTACCTGGCAAAATCCAGGTTGACTCCTCCTTTTTTTGTTGGTAGAATACTGAGAGGTATGGAGTAAAGATGACCGTAAAACTTGTTTTATTAAAGTCGGGAGAAAAACTTATTTCTGATGTCAAAGAAGGTTTTGTTGAAGAAAAACTGGTTTGCTACTTATTAGAAAAACCTTGTACAATAGTAGTAAATGGTACATATAAAATTCTTGAAGATGAGAGTGATGATGGTGGAAATAAAGTCAGCATCTCTCTTCAATCTTGGCCACAATTTTCAAATCAAGAGACTATAGATATAATTCCTAGTTGGATTGTTACTCTTGTAGAACCAAGTGAACAAATAAAGAAAATGTATGAAACTCAAGTATTAGGATTAAACAAAGAGGAAAAAGAAAATGATCAAAGTATTGTACTTGCTGAACAATCAGATTCTGATCAGCAAAATTGAAGAGGTTACTTCTGAACTTGGAGAACCTGATTGTAAACTAATTGATCCTTATCTTATCAAAGATAATCCAATTTCAGAATTGCAAAAAGTTTTAGAACCATTTTTAGTTGGTGTTACTAAGCAAAATACATTTATGATGAGTTCGGATAAGATTCTTACACTCGCTGATCCCACTCCAACTCTGCTTGAAAAATACGAGGACTTGATTAAAGAATGAGATTTTACACTAATGTTCAATTGATTGGAAATCAATTTTTGGTTCGTGGAGTAGAGAATGGTAAAAGATTTGAGATAAGAGATGAGTTCTTCCCAACTCTTTATGTAAAAACTAAAAAAGATTCTAAGTATAGAACATTAGGTGGAGAAGCAGTAGAACCAATCAATCCAGGTACAGTTAAGGATTGTCGTGAGTTCTATAAAAAATATGATGAGATTGATGGATTTGAGATCTATGGAAATGATCGATATATCTATCAATATATCTCAGAAAAGTATCCAGAGGATGAAATTAAGTTTGACATTAGTAAAATCAAACTTGTAACTTTGGATATTGAGGTCGCATCGGAGCAAGGATTCCCTGATGTTGAATCTTGTTCTGAAGAAATTCTTGCAATCACTATTCAGGATTATACAACCAAAGAAATTGTTACTTGGGGAGTTAAACCATTTAACAATAAGCAAAGTAATGTGACGTATCATTGCTGTTCAAGTGAATATGATCTTCTCAATAGTTTTATCAATTATTGGATGGTTGATGTTCCAGATGTGGTGACTGGTTGGAACATTCAGTTGTATGATATTCCTTATATCTGTAAGAGACTGAATCGTGTTCTTGGTGAGAAACTAATGAAGCGTTTCTCTAACTGGGGACTTGTAACTGAAGGAGAAATCTACATCAATGGACGCAAGCACACAACATTTGATGTTGGTGGAATGACTCAACTCGATTATCTTGACCTTTATAAGAAGTTTACTTATAAGGCACAGGAATCATATCGTCTCGATTACATTGCCGAAGTTGAACTCGGACAGAAGAAACTTGATCACTCCGAGTTTGATACCTTCAAGGATTTCTATACTCAAGGATGGCAGAAGTTTATTGAATATAACATCGTTGACGTAGAACTTGTTGACCGTTTGGAAGACAAGATGAAGTTGATTGAACTTGCTTTGACGATGGCATATGACGCGAAAGTGAATTACGCTGACGTGTTCTATCAAGTTCGAATGTGGGATAACATTATCTACAATTATCTCAAGAAACGGAACATTGTCATTCCTCCGAGAAGTAAAACTCAAAAGAATGAAAAGTATGCAGGTGCTTATGTAAAAGAACCAAAACCAGGCATGTATGATTGGGTCGTTAACTTCGACTTGAATAGTCTATATCCACACTTGATTATGCAATTCAATGTAAGTCCAGAAACTCTTGTAGACGAAAAGCATCCAACGGTAACTGTTGATAAGATTCTGAATAAAGAAATTACATTTGAAATGTATAAGGACTATGCAGTTTGTGCAAATGGTGCAATGTTCCGCAAAGACGTTCGTGGATTTCTTCCTGAATTGATGGATAAAATGTATCAAGATCGTGTCATCTTTAAGAAGAAGATGATTGAAGCAAAGAAAGAGTATGAGAAGACCAAGAATAAAGAACTTGTAAAAGAGATTGCTCGCTGTAACAATATTCAGATGGCAAAGAAGATTTCTCTCAACTCTGCTTATGGTGCGATTGGTAACCAGTATTTCCGTTATTATAAACTTGAAAATGCTGAAGCAATCACTTTAAGTGGTCAGGTTGCAATTCGTTGGATTGAGAGTAAAATGAATAATTACATCAATAAACTTCTTAAAACTCAGGACGTTGATTATGTTATTGCTTCAGATACTGACTCCATTTATCTTAATATGGGCCCTCTGGTTGAAACTGTATACAAAGGAAGAGAGAAAACTACTGAAAGCATTGTTTCGTTCCTTGATAAGGTCTGTAAGGTGGAACTTGAAAAATATATTGAAGGTTGCTACCAAGAACTGGCGGATTATGTGAATGCATATGATCAGAAAATGCAGATGAAGCGTGAGAACATTGCTGACCGTGGAATCTGGACTGCTAAGAAGCGTTATATCCTGAACGTATGGGACAGTGAAGGTGTTCGTTATGAAGAACCTAAACTGAAAATGATGGGTATTGAAGCAGTTAAATCTTCAACTCCTGCACCTTGTCGTAAGATGATTAAGGATGCACTCAAACTAATGATGAGTGGAACCGAAGATGAAGTAATTGAGTTTATTGATAAATGTCGCCGTGAATTCAGGACACTTCCTCCAGAATCCATCTCTTTTCCACGGTCAGCTTCTGATGTTCAAAAGTATTCATCCTCTTCAAACATCTATGCACCCAAAACACCTATTCAAGTTAGAGGAGCACTTCTATTCAATCATTATATTAAACAAAATAAACTTACTAATAAGTATTCATTAATTCAGAATGGTGAAAAAGTTAAGTTTGTCTATCTGAAAAAACCCAATCATATTCACGAAAATGTTATTTCTTTCATTCAGGAGTTTCCAAAAGAACTCAATCTTGACAAATACATAGATTATGACTTACAATTTGAGAAAGCATTTCTAGAACCACTCAAGATTATTCTTGATTCGATTGGGTGGAGTGTAGAAAAAACAGTAAACCTTGATTCGTTTTTTGCGTAATGGATTTACCTATAACAGAAATTGAATTTAAAAAAATCTTAGAAATTCTTAAAAATTCTAGTGAAAAACAGATATACGCAAAATTGTGGTCTTTTAACATTAATAGGAAAAAATAATTATGGACTTTCTTAAAGACATTGTAAAAGAAATTGGTGATGACTTTACTAAGTTAGCATCGGATATTGTTGAGACTGAAACTTATGTTGACACGGGTTCGTACATTTTTAATGCACTGGTTTCAGGTAGTGTATTTGGTGGTGTATCTGGCAATAAGATTACTGCTATTGCTGGAGAGTCTAGTACTGGAAAAACTTTCTTTTCTCTCGCTGTGGTTAAGAATTTTCTTGATTCTCACCCCGATGGTTATTGTCTCTACTTTGATACTGAGGCTGCTATTACTAAGTCACTTGTAGAATCCCGTGGAATTGATACTTCTCGTCTTGTTGTTGTTAATGTTGTTACAATTGAGGAGTTTCGTACAAAAGCACTTAAAGCGGTAGACCTTTACTTAAAAAAACCTGAAGGTGAACGCAAACCTTGTATGTTTGTGCTAGACTCTCTTGGTATGCTTTCCACTGAGAAAGAAATCACTGATGCACTGAACGATAAACAAGTTCGTGATATGACTAAATCTCAACTTGTTAAAGGTGCATTCCGAATGCTCACACTTAAACTAGGTCAAGCAAATGTTCCACTCATTGTCACAAATCATACATACGATGTCATCGGAGCTTACGTACCAACGAAGGAAATGGGAGGAGGTTCTGGACTCAAATACGCAGCAAGTACAATCATTTATCTCAGCAAAAAGAAAGAGAAGGATGGAACAGAAGTGGTTGGCAATATTATCAAAGCTAAGACTGCTAAGTCGCGTTTGAGTAAGGAAAATAAAGATGTTGAAGTCCGTTTGTATTATGATGAGCGCGGTCTTGATCGTTACTATGGTCTTCTGGAACTTGGTGAGATTGGTGGACTCTGGAAGAATGTAGCAGGACGATATGAGATGGATGGTAAGAAAATCTATGCCAAACAAATTCTTGCAAATCCCGAAGAATACTTCACTGAAGAAGTAATGCAAAAACTAGATGAGATTGCAAGAGAAGAATTTAGTTATGGATCTTAAGTCTATTCCACTATTTCCAATTCCAATATCTGTTTGTAATTTTGGTAAAAATTTACATGATTTAAATGTAAAATTAGTAGAGGATACTTTACTTGAAAAAAATAAAGATCCAAAAGGTGAAGATCATAGTAATTTTGGTGGATGGCACAGTAAGACTGACTTGGAAAAAAAATATGAAAGTTATAAAGAACTTTCTAAAATTCTAACAAAATATGGAAATACATATTGCAAACAATATGGTTATAAAGAAGGATTGGTGTGTAATGATCTTTGGGCGAATGTTAACCAAAGTGGAGATTTAAATTTTATGCACCATCATGGCACTACTGCACTTGCTGGTGTTTATTATCCAATCGAATCAATTGTTGGTGACGACTGGAGGTTTAATTATACTGACGACAATCCAATAAAAGCAGGAACTTGGAATAATCAAGATGGAGGAACATTAGTATTTCAAGATCCTTCATATGGAATGAAAGTCCACTTGATTAAAGACCAGTCTTCACCTTATAATGTAGACTTCTATCACGTTTATCCTACATCATCTATTTTAGTTTTGTTTCCAACTTATCTTCTACATATGGTTCTTCCCTTTAGAGAAAATAAAGTTAGGATGAGTATATCTTTTTCTTTTAACTATGGATAAAATTGAATTTCTAATTCTACGAAATCTACTGAACAATGAGGACTATGTAAGAAAAGTAATACCTTTCATTAAATCTGAATACTTTGAAGATTACAATCAAAAGATTGTATTTGAAGAAATCTTAAACTTTGTAAGTGAATATAATCAACTTGCAACTAAAGAAGTTCTTTGTATTGAAGTCGAAAAAAGAACAGATATTAATGAGCAGTCTTTCAAAGAGATTGTTCAACTTATTTCTTGTTTAGAAGATGTTCCAGTAGAACCTGGTTGGTTAATTGATACTACTGAAAAGTGGTGTCGTGATCGTGCCATTTATCTGGCACTTATGGAATCTATTCACATTGCAGATGGAAATGACGAAAAGAAGAATCGTGACAGTATTCCTTCTATTCTTTCTGATGCTCTTGCTGTAAGTTTTGATAATCATGTAGGTCATGATTATCTCCAAGATTATGAACAACGCTACGAATCGTATCACAAAAAGGAGGATAAAATTGAATTTGATCTTGAATACTTTAACAAAATCACGAAAGGTGGTCTCCCTAACAAAACTCTTAACATCGCTCTTGCTGGTACGGGCGTCGGCAAGTCTCTATTCATGTGCCATGTGGCTAGCTCCGTCTTGCTCCAAGGGCGGAACGTTCTGTACATTACGCTGGAAATGGCAGAAGAACGCATTGCTGAAAGAATTGATGCAAACCTCCTGAATGTTCCTATTCAAGATATTGCAGATCTTCCAAAGCAAATGTTCGAGAATAAGGTCACAAATCTTGCTAAGAAAACTCAAGGTACTCTGATTATTAAAGAGTATCCTACTGCTTCTGCACACTCTGGTCACTTCAAGTCTCTTCTCAATGAACTTGCATTGAAGAAGTCATTTCATCCAGATATTATCTTTATTGATTACCTGAATATTTGTGCTTCTTCGCGATTTAAGGGTGGAAGTAATATTAACTCTTATACATTGGTTAAATCCATCGCAGAAGAACTTCGTGGTCTTGCTGTGGAGTTTAATGTTCCTATTATGAGTGCTACTCAGACTACTCGTTCTGGTTATGGTTCTTCTGATGTTGAACTGACCGATACTTCAGAATCATTCGGTCTTCCTGCAACTGCTGACTTGATGTTTGCATTGATTTCAACAGAAGACTTGGAAGGTCTTGGACAGATTCTTGTAAAACAACTTAAGAACCGATATAATGATCCAACTATTCATAAGCGATTTGTAGTTGGTATTGATCGTGCAAAAATGCGTCTTTATGACTGCGAACAATCTGCTCAAAATGATATCCTTGACAATGGAAAGGATGAAGAGTATGATTATGAAGAAAAGAAACCTAAAAAATCATTCGAAGGATTTAAATTCTGATATGACTATTGATCTTAATAAGTATGTTGAGTTTGTTAATATGACAACCTCAAAACCAAGTAAGGAACATACTCCATT